ATGCCCCCACCCTAAAAAAACGATTATTTTTTGCTTCGATACGTAGTCCAATCAATTATTTGTGGCAGTATTCTGTTTGATATGACTTTTTCGGTTTTTATTGCGTTATTAGCAAAGATTTTGTCACTCTTTTGTCTATTGCATGTCATATGAGCCAATTGTAGGTTATCTAAATCACTTGGATGTCCACCTTTTGCTACTGGTATGATGTGGTCAATACATGGTGACAACGGATGTGGATATTTATAAGTAAAATCTACTGGCTTTCCACAAATCCCACATATAGTTTGAGTAGCATATATTCTTTTCTTGTTGTTTTCAAATTGCTTTCTATGTGCTCCATCTCTGTCTAATCTTTTGACTGCCATATAATCACTCCTTTTTTATAGCAAAAAAGAACTACCACCGCAGTTCTTTTTTGACAATTCTTTTGTAAAGGGGGTGGCCTATGTCAACTTAACCACATTACCATAATAGCATGTTTTTAAAGCTATTTGCTTTTAAAATACTTTATGTTTGCTTTACTTTTACTCTACGATTACTTTACTTTTACTCTACGATTACTTTACTTTTACTCTAATATTCTTCTTATTTTTTCTTTTGTTGGAGCAATTGCTAAAGCTATGATATCTAACGACTCGTTTAACAACTTATAGAAGTTTGCTTGCGAGTATCCTTTTTGCATTGCTTTGCTTATTCTTAACTTATCACTTGTATTATTTCTGTAAATATCAATGATTTCTTTGTGTCTTTCATCTAAAAGATCATTAATTGCTTTTTCAAGTATATAAATATATGTATCATATACTTCTATACATTTATCGTAATCTTCTGTCTTTTCGAGCAACTTATTATACTCTTGAAAAATTGTTGAATGGTATCCTGGTATTTCAGGCGAATACGATATAGCTTTTCTTTTGTCTAATAACTGCTCTTTTGTTTCTTTTAAAAATTTAGACATTCTCTTCCAATCTTTTAGTTTTGATATTTTGAATTTAATATCTTCTCTTTGTGATAAATTCATAACTCCACTCCTTTTTAAAGAATTTCTTTTAATTCTTTTTCTTTTTGTCTGATATAACTGTTTACTGTTTCTAAAGCAACTTCATTCTCTTTAATTGATTCTATTTGCTGATATCTTTCAAGTAGCTCTTTTCAGCTTCTAAATATGCTATATTTCTAGGTTCGATAACTCCATATTATCGCACCTTACTATATTCTTTCTAAACCCTTACTACGTATAGTTTTAAAGGGTGTTATCACTCTTAAAAACTTTATGTATTTTTGAGAATTGATTTTCTGATTTATATATAATTTCTAGCCTTCCTAAATTAATCCATATTGAAAATTCAACAACTGGACAATCTAGAATATTTTCATTTAATGCTTTCCAATATTCGATGTCACAACACATTACTTTTTCGTTTTCTTGTCCTTCTTCTTTTAAAACAATTTCTAATCTATTTTTATTTTTACATTTTTCCAAAAGATTTCTAACTGTCATTTTCTTCACCCCTTTTTAATCTTAAAAATGTCCTTTTTTAACCACTTGGAAGGTGAATGGACTTTAAATGTTCTATCTATTATCCGTTTGATTATCTTATACATCTAGCCACCTCTTTTACTTTCTTCAATATGTGATATGTTTTCGTTTTCCTCAATCCAATCCAAATGTTCTCCACAAGAACAACAATAATTCATTTTTTGATTTACTATTTGATGACATTTTCGACAAACTCCTATGAATTTGTTTTCTTTTTTTGAATAAGTAATGTGTGAAGGTTTCCCCATTTTTTCCTTTTCAATAAGTTCATCCATGATAGTTAATTTATCTAGCCATCCAAACTCTTCACATTGTTTGTTTATTGCTTTTAATAAAGGCATATTAATAAAAACATCTTCATCAGTTTCTACGTAGTAAACACGTATTTGTTTAATTTTTAAATAGAATACTACATTGATTCTTTCCTTTTCGTTATCAGGAAAGTTCTCATATATAATTAAGTCCTTTGTTTTAAAAAAGGGCACAAACCCTATTGCTTCAAACATTTCCCTTGCTGTCATTTTTCTTATTCTCTTTCTACTTTTTATAAACTAATCAATTTTGCCTAATTTAACAACTTTATATTTAAAGTTTCTTTTTTGACCACTTGGACATGCACATAATCTCAAGTGACCTACTGATATTCCTGATAGTTCTGAACATTCCTGAATCGTTCCAATAGCAACTAATTTTTCATTTTTTCTTAGATCATAAACTGCATATATCGGCTTTTCTTCCTCAATTGTTAATCCACTGTTTCCTTTCAATAACTCACTCAATCTGTTATTTTTATTTCTTAACCTGGATGCTTGATTTCTATATCTCTTTACATCTTCTTTTAATTGTTCATTTTCTTCTTTGAGCTGTTTATTTTCTTCTAATATTGGCCAGAATTTTTCTTGACTCCACAAATACAGTTTTTTTCTCAATTCATCGCATAAATTTAACATATCCATCTTAAATCATAAATCGGTTTTTTTACTTTATTATTGCAGTAATCACATATTGTTTGACGGGATAAAAATAGTGCACTTCCTGCTTTTCTAGTGGATGGATAACTCTGTACAAGTTCATTATTTTCAAAAAGACCTACTTTTGCATTTTTGGATGTAGTTCTTCCTTTGCAATATTCTTTTTTTTGTACAATATTTAAATTATCTAGCCTAATATTTCTAAAATCTCCATCGTTGCAAATGACAATGTCATTTTTTTTATATGATCTAATAAACACTGCCGCTATTAAGTTTTTTGCTATATATTCTTTTCCATCGATTTTTACGGCTAAATACTTCTTATCGGTATTTGTTTTCTTTTTGATATAAGGAAATATTTCCCTTTTCTTTCCACTTTTTTTCCACTTTATATAAAATCTTCCAAGCGTATCAACTGAATAAGTTCTAGCACGGTCACCTTTTACTTCTTTTATTACTATTTCTTGTTTTTCTTTTTTAAATTCTTCCTCAACAAGAATATATTTTTCTCTAAATATTTTTCCTAAATAAACAAACGACCAAAATTGATGTTCTGTTAAAGCAAGTTCTTTTTTAACTTCTGCTTTTGAAATTACACCGCATACTTCTGTAATATCATCTTTATTTAACATTAAATAGTTCATAATGGAAACAAAGTTGGCTGATTCATTGACGTTTCTAAATCTTTTATGAATTTTTTGCCAGTTTCAAAATATGATTTTTTAATTTCACACGCGATAGCATTTCGATTGAGTTTAATAGCAGAATAAGGGACTGACATTACTCCACCAAATGGATCAAAAACTACTTCATTTTCATTTGTGTACCATTTTATTAAATGCTCAATTAAATCTAATTGAAGTGGTGTCATATGCTTTTCATCTTTCTTTTCTCTTGCAACTTTAGTGTTTAATACATTTGTTCTTGATACTTTAGGCGATTCCTTGCCTATTCCCCAACAAGGCGATGCGAAACGAGTCCATTGATGAAATTCATCATCGATATTATCATGAGTAACATGAATCCATTCATCTTCTCTTTCAACTTTTTGCATCAAAACAACATAATCTGGCATGCCAGTTCTTGTTATCTCAGCGAACTTTTTATAAGAGTTCCACAATATGCTTGCTGATTTAGTTCTTGTTGCTTCAATTTGTGGATCCTTGAATACAGTAATTTCTCCATGAAAGATCCATCCATGTTTTTGAAATGCTTTTATTACCATACCTCTAAAATCAATCAAGCCCATAGCTCCATCTCTTCCTTTAAAAGTTGGAATTTGCATCAAATGAAGTGCAATAATTCTCCCTGGTCTTGTAATTCTATAAAGTTCTGGAATTAAATAATTCATTTGAGCAAAGAATTCATCTAAATCTTTGACATTTGAGAAGTCTCTAGGATCATCACTATATGTATAGAGATTTGCAAACGGAATTGATGTAATCGTTAGGTCTATGCAGTCATCAGGAAGCTGACTACATACATTGACACAATCATCATTGTATAATTTATAACTCATATAAAGTTTGGCAATTCAATTGTATTTTGAATCAAATTGCTTTTTACCTCTCTTTCTTCAAAATTTAATAACTGGATTTCTTGAACCGACAAATCCATTTGATTTTTTAAATTATATTGCAGCTCTTTTTTCTTATTTACTGTCTCTAAAATATGCATTTCAGTTGTTCCTAGGACGATATAAGAATAGACTGTATGCTTTTGTCCAAAACGATAAATTCTTCTTAATGCCTGATGATAATTTTCATATGAATATGTCAATCCACAAAAAATAACATTGTGACATTTTTGAAAGTTCATACCATAACCGAATATTTTTGGTTTTGATATTAGAACTCTTGTTTTTCCTTGCTTAAAATCAAGCGCACATTGTTCTTTTCTTTGAGAGCTATCACTTCCTCTTACTTCAACTGCTTCTGGAATGTATTTTTTTAACAAATCAGCTTCTAAATTTGTATCGCACCATATTAGATACTGCTCACTGTCTCTTTTTGCTATTTCAGCGCAATTTTTGGCTCTTATATCTGCTGTTCTATTCTTTTCTTTATGAAATGCTGTGGCTGATGTCCCCACTTCTCTAAATAATCCATGCTCAAAGCTATCATCAATGACATCAATATCGATAATTACATTTGCTTCAATAAGCTCAGGCAAAACGTAGTATTTTGCTTCAAAACCTAAGTCTTTTGGACTCTCGATATTAACCGACCATGTACAACACCATCTATAAAAGTCCTTTGTAGCATGTCCTTTTAAACGATATGAACCTGTTTTCATATCATTTATAAAATAGTTTGCTAATGCCTGAGCGGTTGACATGATTCCTAGAAAATCAGCATGATTTAGCAGTTCCATTAGATCATTAGGTGCAGGAGTAGCTGTACAGCATAGCTTATATTCTGTATTTTCAAATGCTTTTGATAGTCTTACTCTTGTTTTTCCTGTAAAGTTCTTCAAAATACTTGATTCATCAAGAACAACTCCACTAAGAACACTTGTATCAATGTTTTCTAATTGCTCATAGTTTGTGATATAGAGTCCTTTATCAATTGTAAAGCTATCTCTCAATACTTTTACTTCATATCCTAAAAGTGGAGCTTCTTCATAAGCAGTTTGTGCTGTTACACCTAATGGAGCAACGATAAGTACTGGCTTATTAGTAAATGTGGCCACTTGATGCGCCCATTCCAATTGCTGCAATGTTTTTCCCATTCCACAAGCCTCGAATAAACAAAATCTTTTCGTTTTCAATGCTTTTTTTACTATTGCTTTTTGATAATCAAAGAGAACTGGATTGAGATCGTTTATATCAATCTCAATTCCATTCATCTTTTTGAATTCACTTTTTTTATTTATGAACTCTAAATAATTCATTTTTTACCTCTCCTTTCTGAAAGAGTAAGAACCGCCGTATAATATCCTTCTTCTATTTTCTTCAACCTGTAGCCAATTAAATTAAATTTATCACTGTAATTTATACTATATTGATATTTCATTTCTTCAATTGAACTACATTTCAGTTCAACTTGTTGTAATTTCTTTATCATTTTGATGCCTCTACAAGCTATATTTTTAGGTTCGATAACTACACATTATCGCACCTTACTATATTTTCTCTAAACCCTTACTGCGTATAGCTTTTGAGGGTGTTAGAAAAATAAAAACTTTGTGTATTTTTTTAAGATTTCCATCTTATTGTTTCTTTCAATTCATCAATGGCTGTTTTTAATGAACATAGATTGTCATTCATTTCTTTTAGCTTTAACAACTTGTTTTCTTGTGCATTGAAAATAGCAATCTGTACAAGTAAATGAAGAATCAGCAATATTACAATGCCCATTATTCATCGCTCCATTTCTTTTTTAGATGCATCTATTGTAATTTTCAAAACACCTTTAAAAACAGCATTGGTTTTACTTTCATCATCTGGAATTACTTTTAATGATGATTTTACTCTCACATTTATTACTTCTACATCCGAGAAATCATCTATCACGTATCTTGGATTGATACAATCAGTATCAATAATTAACATTCCATTCTTGTCATATACTTCTATTGGTTCACCTATATATACTGCAGATAGCAACTGTTCTAATGTTATTTTCATGTTGTCTCTCCTTTTTAATATTTAATCGCTTCTACTTTTCTTTTCTTCTCTTTTTGAGAAGTGTTTGTGTAGATAGCTGTTGTTTTAACATCACTATGCCCCATTATTTTGGCTAATTCTGATAAAGAGCTGTTTCCATTTTCATTGATCCATTGAATAGCGAACATGTGTCTAAATGCATGAGGATGCGCTTTATCCAGGTCAATTCCTCTACACATCCCGCATATCTTTTTGATATGTTCTCTTATTGTTTTTTCGGTTAGCATTTTTTGAGGGTCTTTTTTTCCAGGAAACAATGTCCCTGATTCGATTTTTTGACTTTTTGCATACTTTAACAGTTCTCTTCTTAAATCACTTCTTAAAGGAACATCTCGTTCTTTCCCTTTATTGTAAATAGTGATGTATTGCTTGGCTTGTTCAATATTTTCAAGCGTGAAATATTGAAGTTCTCCAACCCTTATACCGGTATAAGCCAGCACCTTCATGATCATATGGTCCTGTATCATTCCTTTTTTCTTAGACATTCTAAGCATTCTTTTAAAATCTGCAGGTTCAAGAACATCTTCTATTGAAGTTCTTTCTTGCTCTTTTATTGTTTTGAGGCAATAATCTGAAACGTGTTTTTTTAACTTTTTCTTTGAATAATCATCATTTTCATTCAGCTCTATGTATTTAATGAATTTATTAATGATTATTATGTAGTTATTTACAGTCTTGGTTGAATACTTTTCTATCATCTTTGATTTGTAATCAATCAAAGATTTTTTTGAAATTTCTTCATTTTTTGTTTCTAACATGGCATCTTTGAAATTTCTAGCAACAAGAGCATACTTTGTGTAGGTCTTTGTAGCTTTTTCATCTAGAATTTCATCATCAATGAAATCTTCAATGTACTTTTCTAACATGCTTTTAGTTAGAGTAAATTTATCTTTCAATCGTTCAACCTCCTTTTTTGACCACTGAAATTCATCTTGTCTTTAATTTTCATCCTTACATAGATATAGAAAAGCCGATTGACTTTGTTATATCTGATTTCATAATCTAGAAAATCTTTAGATTTAAAACTTTCTAGCATGAATTTTGAAATAAGCGTAGGATCTTCTATCATCCTGCTTATTTTTCTTTTTGAAAATCTAGTAAAAGCTTTTCTTTCCAATGGCTTTTTTAAGTTTTTGGATGATTTCCATCGCTTTTTCCCTTTCGGGTCTTTAGCGAGATAATTAGCAAGTCCAGTAAGGCCATATTCATCAGGTTCAAGTTCTTCTATTTTTGTTCTTGTTCCTAATGTCCACAGTTTTTTTAAGAGCAATCTATCTATTGTACCTTCGACGATCATATGATGATGTACTCTTATTTTTTTGTCTTTATCAAATTCAGTTACATAGACGTACTTTGAGTTTTCTAAGCCTAGCTTTTTTCTTCTGTAGTTGATTTTTCTAATGAAGTTGCTGACATTCTTTTCAGCTTCTTCAATTGAATCTGGAAGATTTTCATTTGAATAAGTTAGATGCATCACGTAATCATTTTCATCGAAATTGTTATTGATTAATCTTATAAAATACTTTCTAGCGTTTTTTTCATTTAGATTTTTCTTATAAGCTTTTGATGGTTTTTTCTTTATCCTGTATTTATTTATTTCTTTTTTTGAAAATACTGGATAAAGTTCTACTTCAAACTGATTTCCACTTTGAATTGTCTTTGATACGTAATGATGATCTATTTTATTGAATTTCAATAGATCACTTATTTCTTTCTCTTCTAGATTGCTGATGGATGTATCAAATAGATTTTCGTAATCGTAATCTAGTTTCGTCGACTTGTTAGTATCCATTACAAGAGATTTATTGCATCTTCAAATAAGCATATTCTCCACTTTAAAACTGTACAGTTTTGACATGTTATGATATACTAAAAATGTTCAAGAGAATATTTTTACAAGTTCATTTGGAGATGCTATCGATTAATTTTAATTGATAGCTTTTTCTTTTATTTAAAATTAAAGAAAAAGCTTGTCTATTCTACGATTAATCACTTGATACATGTTATCTTTTATTAAAAACATATTGATATCCTTCAATAGTTTTTTCTTATTCTTCTGTTCTTCAATTAAACTGCATATGCAACCTAATGCTACAGCTTCAGGAATTGAATAATTTTTTAATACTTCATCAACTTTATTGCTAAAACCCTCATTTGATACTTTTCTAACTACATAGTTTTCATAAATAGTTAGGATATCATCCAAAACATTCCTTTTCTTCTTGGTTTGCAACTGAATAATACTTGTAATAATCTTTGCTTCATCGTCCATATTTTTTCTCCTTTCTTATTTTTTAAAAAAAACAAGCTGCTAAGTTATGATTCATACCTATGAGAAGTCACTTAACTTTTCTTTTTACGTTTTTTTTCTTTTGATGTTTATAAATTCAGGAGGTTTTTTAAAATGCACTTAGCAGCTTGCTAGAGCTTTATTAGCTCTAACCAGTCATAGACGATGGGATTTCATTTTTTTAGACATATTAAAATGTGAGAATTTTTCTATGACTGGTTAGAGACAATAAATATCTCTCTTTTTAATTTGAATTTTTTTCATTGATAGTTTTAACTAACCTGCTTGTGCAATATCTCATTGCATTCATAACTGGTTCATATATTTTCTTAAATTCAGCTTCTTCGATTCCTAGAATCTCAATAAAGAATTCAGAAGGTACACATGAGCCACACTCTAATTTAATACCTTCTTCTTCACTTGTTTTGCAAAAAGCTACTCCAAATCGAGCTATGGTTAACTTTATGTTTTTTTCGCTTTTATCATTATCATTTGATAAATCAATTACCTCTCCATTTAAGCCACATTCTTCTAGCATTTTTTCTAGCTCTTTCTTTAAATCTTTTGAATCCATGTTTTTCTCCCTTTACCTTTCTATATAGATTTCAGTTGTATACTTTTGCATTTTTGGCGATTCGACAAATACATCTATTTTATTGCCTTTTATCACACCGCCGCAGTCTTGTGCTATATACACCTTTCCATTTATTTTTATTTTTGAACCATAGGGAATGATTGCAGGATCAACAGCTACAGTCACTCCCTCGGTCGCTTGGATACCTGTGGAGGTCAAAGCTCCATACCTATCCTCTCCTGGCCAATAATACGTAATAGTAAACTGCCCAAGGTTTCTTCAATTTTCTAATTCAGCTTCTAACTGTTCATTTCTTACAGAAACTTCATCATACAATCTTTGATATTTCATTCTTTCTTCTTTTTCGGAGTTCAACTCGCTATAGATAGAGTTGTATTCCTCTTTTAGAAGCAACATTTGCGCTGTTTGTTCTTCTAGCTTCGAACTGGTCGAAACCAGATTGATTGCTAAGGTTTCGAATCCTAGAACGATAGCAATACCTGCAGTGATCATAGTAATTGCTCCTCTTCTTGATAGTTTCATTTGTTTTTCTCCTTTCTTTTGGACTTTCTTTTACTTCACTTTTATAATTTAATTATCAGTATTTGCAGATACTGAAATTTATTTAAAAGTGAGGTGAAAATAATGCCTAAAGATTTTGATAATTTTCTAAAAACATTAACACCTGAATTGATTAAAGATATAAGCATTCGTGTTAGCTCTAATGTTAATGATTCTCTTTTTGAAAATACTTTTTCCGATGAAAAAGACACCCAAATCATCGCTACATCATTTTCTTGTGCTGTATAGCTTCTCCGCCTTTATCACGAATGGAGTTGCACACAATCGAATTTAGAATCGCAGCCGTCACATTAGGATCAATTTTCTTAGGTGCTTTTCTCTTTGGAAAAGCGCCTTTTTTTAACACCGCTAAATTAGTGATAATGTCTAAAACCACAATTGAGCTTAGCAATACGACTTTTGCTTTTTCTTTTTTTACATCATCCATTTAATTTCTCCTTTCTATAAAATTACATTTATTAAAATAACTATCACTTTACCAACAAAGATGATTCCAGCACATATCGTTGCTAAACCTCTAGCACTTAACTTTTCAATCACACTTATCACCAATTTCTTCTTTACGAAACTTGGCCATTTCTTCTAATAACTTCCCATAAGCTTGCGCTGTGATTATGTCTAATCGTCTAGCTAGATGAAGTATTCCACTTAAATAACTTTCTTTATAAGCTAATCTATCTGTGGCTACATCAAGGCTAGCGGATGCATCAGCTACATCGATAGGATATGCGTTTCTAAATTCATGTTTTCGTTGGTGATATACCTTTGCTATTTCTTCTAACTCCATGAATTCTACTGTTAACACACTGTTTAATTCTTCTTTCATTTTTTGTTTTTCTGCTACCATATAACTCCCCCCCCTTGCGTCTTAAAACAAATAATCTAATAGAAACTTTTACTAAATTTTCATATTCAGCTATTTCCTTTGCAGCTATTAGATTTTTTTCTACTTTTGAATCAATCACTTTTGAAATTTCTTTTAACCTTGCACCGATTAAGCAATACGATAAACCGTACATGTATTGGTTCATGCCTCTTTCTAATTTCATATTTCCGCACCTTTACTTTTTTATTTCCTGAGCTCATAAGAGCCTACATCTTTTTTTCATGGCTTTAATTAGTAAATCAGTACAAACGAGTATTGTTAACGACATAGGCTCTTACAAGCCCAGGAATCTCTTTTACAACCAAACATTTCTAGGATCTTTTTTTAATTCTTCTACTTGTTCTGGAGTATAGAAGTATTCATCCTTATGAACTCTTTGATTGATTTTGTTTAAAATGTCATACACGTTTTTCAGCGCTTGCTTATCTGCGACTTCTGGGCGATAAACAGTGACATTTTCATTTAGTATGATTTCTTTCATAGAAAACCCCCTTTTCAACAAAGAATATGTATTTATTTAGAATTCTTTACTTCTTTGTCGCTTGATTGTTTAGCTAATTTAGCAAGAACCATACCGCGAGTGATGTCAGTTACTCGCATCACTTCTTTTTCTTCTAGCTTTTGAGTTAAAGCTAATAAACTAGCGATTGATTCTTGTTTACTATTTGGTTTGATAATATCCATGTGAATCGCTCCTTTCGTTTTTGTTTCTTTATTTGACTTTACATCTATATAATAGTTTCTTAATTTTACTTTGTCAACTATTCTACGGTAAAAAGTTGCTTTATTTGACTTTTTGTATTATTATATGGGTGTGAAAGGAGCAAATTAATATGAGTGAACAATTAAACACAATTAATGAAAGACTTAAACATTTAAGAAAAAATGTGTTGAGACTAACTCAAAGTGAATTAGGAAATACGCTAGGCTTAGGAAAAGCTGCAGTTTCAAAAATGGAAAGTAACACATCAACAATTACTGAACAAAATATAAAATTAATTTGCAAAGAATTTAATGTTAATTATGATTGGTTGGTGGATGGTAAAGGTGAGATCTTTATTGATACTGATAGAACAACAATAGAATTGCTTGCTGACGATTATAAATTGAGACCAGTAGAAGTATCATTAATTGAAGAGTTTGTTAAACTTGATGAAGAAGAAAGAGATGTGCTTTTAAATTATTTGCAAAATGTATTTTTAAAAAATGGGCAGTAAAATGCCCATTTGAATTATTTGTTGATATAGAATCTTTGAGTCAATTTATAAATACGTTCAATAAATTGTATATCGTTGATTCTATGTAAGTATCTAATGATACATTCAATCATTTCTTCTTTAGTCATATTTATCACCCCTACGAAATTGTAAAACAGAAAGGAAGTGTTTATTGTGTATGCTATGTATTTGAGAAAATCACGTGCTGATGATCCACATGAAAGTATAGAAGATACTTTGAGGAAGCATGAAAAGATACTTTTTGATTTAGCGAATAAACTTAATATAAAAAAAGATGAAATCGTTCAATTTAAAGAAGTTGTAAGTGGTGAGAATCTAAAGAACAGACCTCAGGCACAAAAAATGTTAAAACTTGTTATGGAAAATGCTTTCGAAGGGGTTTTAGTTGTCGATAGTCAAAGACTTGCTAGAGGCGATACACTCGATCAGGGAACAATCATAAGAGCATTCTCTTTAAATAATACAAAAATCATCACTCCAGGAAAGACAATAAATCCAGGTGATGAAATAGATCAAGATTATTTTGAATTTGACTTGTTTATGGGCCGAAGAGAATATAAGATGATTAATAAGAGAATGCAAAGAGGTAGAAATATTTCGGTTCAAGAGGGAAATTATGTTGGAAGTATAGCGCCTTATGGCTATAAAAAAACGAAGATTGGAAAATGTCATACATTGAAGATTAACGAAGATGAAATTGATTGCTTTAACAAAATGAAAGAATTAGCTTTAAATGGATTGGGATGTACTAGCATAGCTAATGAACTAAATAGATTAGGCTTTAAGCCGCGCAAAAGTAAATTGTGGACAACTACTGCTGTTAGGGACATTCTCTTAAACAAGACAAATTTAGGGCTTATTAAATGGAATACTAGAAAATCAGTTAAGCTTTACAAAAATGATGAAATCATCAAAAGTAGGCCAAGAAATGAAGAAGCGGAATATTATCCAGGTAAGCACCCTGCAATCATTACTCAGGTAGAATATGATGCGATTGTAGAAAATATTAAAAACAGAGCTAGACCAGTCAAGAAAGATAAGAAGTTACAAAATCCTCTTGCTGGAATTGTTTATTGTGGTAAATGTGGAAAAGCGATGATAAGAAGATCATATAATAATGGATATCGTGATGGATTGATATGTACTAATACACATTGTAATAATGTTTCTAGTGTTCTTGAAGTTGTTGAAAAAAGAGTTTTAGAAAGTTTGGAAGATACTTTAAAAGAATATCGCCAGTTCATTGATAATTATCATAATGATAAAACCAAAACTAATAATGATTCTTTAATTATTAAAACTGAAAAAGAAATAAATAAAATAGATAGTCAAATCAATAAAGCGTGTGAAATGCTTGAAGTTGGAGCGTATAGCGTTGAATTATTTAAAGAGCGTAAGACATTATTAGATAATCAAAAAAAGGCGCTCATAGATAAAATAGAGGCACTAAAAAAAGAAGATACTGATTTTAAATTACAAAATTATATAAATGCTGTTCCAATTCTAGAAAATGCTATTAAGCTGTACTGGAACAGTTCAGTAGAAGAAAAAAATAAGCTGCTAAAACAAATTGTTAAAAGATGTGATTATTTAAAAAGTGAACGAGGAAAAAGAAACGGTAAAGGAATGTATAATTTTAAGTTGAATATTTATTTAAAGATATAGAGTTTTTTTCTATATCTTTTTATTTCTATCATTTACGAGCTAACGAACTTGCTCATGTTGAAATTATTAGTACCCTTTTCTATCAACTTACCAATGGTCTAACACCTCAAGAAATTAAAGAAGGTGGATTAGATGCCTATTTTACTGATCATACATTAGGTGTCTATCCAACAAATAGTGCGGGTATTCCTTTTAGTGCCGATACTTTCCAATCTGTGGGAGATCCTATTTCTGATTTAACAGAAGACATGGCTGCTGAACAAAAAGCTAGAACCACTTATGATAACATTCTTGCTTTAAGTAAAAATGAAGACGTCAATAAAGTCATTCGTTTTTTAAGAGAAAGAGAAATCGTGCATTATCAACGTTTTGCTGAAGGACTTGAATATGTCAAGAGTCAATTAAATAAGAAGAACTACTACGCTTATAATCCCTCATTTACTTCATCAAAACGTGAACAAACATGTGAATAAGGTGAATAACTCAAGTTATTCACCTTTTATGCACTTATTCACACTTTCCCCACAAATATTCACTTAAATCTGTTACTAAAAACATTTGTATTTCTTGAGCCATTTCCTTATTTATCTTAGAAATTCTCCCTTTATTTTCTACATAAACATCGATATATCTTTTTTTAGCCGGTATTTGTTTACAAAAAAACTCTTTATTTTTTCCTTTATAAACACAATTTAATTGTCGAAAATCATCCCATAACTGTTTAATTTCTTTATCTTTTATTAATAAATCAATAAAACTCTTTTCTTGAAGATAAAAATCATCTTCTTTAACTACAACTCTATCAACTGCTTTTTTAATAACATAAGATAAATATTGCATCGCATAACGATCTTCATCACAAATATAAACATGTGAACACGTGAACTACTCCGACTTACACTTCGTTTAGAAGTCGGAGATTCTTGCTTCAACCACTACAGCCTCTAATGACAATACATTATAGGTCTTACACAGTGTCCACAAGCGTATAAGTTTGGCTCGTCCCAAGCCTACTTTTATAATTTATCTATAAGGACTGAAGAATCCTCAATCCTTCTGTAAGTATGTTGATTGCTGCATTATGGTCTCTGTCTCCAGTATAGC